GGCAAAGGTTAAAGGTGATGTTGGGCAAGTCAAATTTGATGATGGTGGCTCTTCAGTTAACCCTGTATTAGGAACTACAGCCTGGAGTATGTCTATCACTAAAGACATTCAGGAAACAACAGCACAAGGCGACACTTTCAAACAGTTTGTTGGTGGTCTTATTGAAGGTGAAGGAAGTGCAGAACTTCTTTATGATGATTCAGCTAGTGGCGAAACAGCAACTTTTGTTGATGGCGTTTTGACCACAGGTGACCTTGGTACAGCATCTTTTGAGCTTTTCCCAGACAGTTCAAGTGCTACAAAGAAAATTTCCTTCAATGGAATTATTACAAGCTTTGACCAAAGCTCAACTCTTGGTGAAGCAAATACAATCAGCATCACATTCAAGCCAACTGGAACTATAACCTCAGCAATCTAATTTATCCATTAAACAACCCCAAAATTTTATGGCAGAAAAACGCACCCTCGAAGTCCTCAGAGAGGCATTTGATTTAGGCAAAAGAAGAAAATTTGACATCAAAGATGATGACGGCAATGTTGTCACAAGTCTGTATTTTAAAGCCATAACAAGAGCAGACAGGGCAAGAGCTACACAAAGGGCTGGTAGTGATGATCCGTTAGTTGTCTCAACTCATATGCTTTGTCAGTTAGCAGAAAAGGAAGATGGAACAAAAGCATTTCACCCTTCAGATTTTGCAAGTTTGCAGACTGATCTCCCAGAAAATGTATTAAACGAAATCGAATTATTCTTATTTGGCATAAATCAGGAAGCAACCCTTGAAAACGCAAAGGAATCCTAAAGGGGGATAACTGGTTAAATTTTGAGTTTTTCCTTGCAACAGAATTAGGTAAGACAGTAAGTGAATTGAGAACACAACTTACAGATGAGGAGTTGATATTTTTTGCTGGATATTATGAGTTAAAAGTTGAAAGAGAAAAGAAAGAAGCAGATGCAATGAAACGCAAATCAAGATATAGTTAAGGAAGTTATTGTTAATCTGTGGCAGAGGCAGTTGTAAGACTAAGAGTTGATGCCAGTGGTGCAAATAGAGCATTAAGTGGTGTTCAGAATAGAACAAATGCCCTTCAGAAGTCTTTTGGTGGCCTTAGAACAGCGATTGGTGGTATTGGTATAACTTTATTAGCAAGACAAGCTGTTACAACCTCTGCTAACTTTGACAAGCTAAATGTAAGACTTAAACTTTTAACAAAAGCAAGTGGAAGTTTTGCAAAATCACAAAAGATTGCCGCAGATGCACAGAAAGCATTTGGTTTAAGTGCAACAGAAGCTCTTGAAGGAGTAACAGATATTACAGCAAGATTAGCTCCATTAGGATCAAGTGTTGAGGACATAAGGACTGTATTTTTTGGTTTTAATACTGCTGCTAAATTAGCTGGTGCATCTGCAATAGAATCATCAAACGCATTTAGGCAGTTAGCACAGGCTCTTGGCTCAGGAAGATTAGCTGGTGATGAATTTAGAAGCATATCGGAACAAGTACCAACAGTTCTTGCACCAATAGCAGATGAATTAGGTGTAACGATTGGACAACTTAAGCAGTTGGCTGCTGATGGCAAACTAACAAGTGATGTTGTTTTAAGAGCTTTAGGAAGAATAGGAAACGAAGGAAGCGGATTTTTACAAGAATTATTAAAAAATGATCCTACTCAAGTATTTAAAAATTTTACAAATGCTACAGAAGATTTATCCAGAGCTTTTGGAACACAGTTGAGACCAGCTATTGAGGCTGTAACAAAGTCATTAACTGAATTGACTATCAAAGCCAGTGAGTTTATAAATTCACCCATAGGCCAAACTGCTTTTATATTTGCAGCAATAGCTTTTGCAGCTAAAGGGGTTTTAATAGCATTACCTTTAATTAGTGCTGGTCTTTTAAAAGTCGCTGCTGCTGGCGGTGTGGCTACTATTGCTTTAAATGCAATTCCTTTTGTTGCTATTGCAACGGCTATAGGTGCTGTCGTTACACAATTAATAAAACAAAAAAGAGAACAAGACGCAGTTACTGAAGCAATAAAGAAAGGTGAAAAAGCACAGTTAAGAGCTTTAGAGGCTGATATTGGAATAAAAATGGCTAAAGAATTGGCAAAGATAAATAATACAAATGATAAAAGAACAATCGCAGCAGCAGAAAGAAGGCTTGCTTTACTTCGTGAACAGATGATACCTATAAAAGAGAGATTAGATGAAGTAATTAAAGAAAATGCAGAATTAGAAAAAGCAAATAAATTAAAACAAGAGGCTATTGAAAAAGATAAAAAACTACAACAGGAAGCAGAGAAACTTAAGCAAAAATATATGGATATAGGAAAATCAATTGAAGATGGTATTGTCCAAAACTTGACTGATGCTGTGATGGGAACAAAAACACTTGCACAGGCAGCTATAAGTGTATTAAACGATTTAAAAAGAAAACTTATTGAAGTTGCAATGCAACAAGCAGTTTCTGGAATTGGTAACTTTTTAGGAAATGCTCTTGGTGGGATATTTGCTGGTGGTTTTGGTGGTGGCGGTGGTGGATTAAATTCACAGGCTTTAGGAAGAGCAGCTTCAAGACAAACTGGTATTCCTATGAATCTGCCAGCAGGTTCATTTGGCATCTCTGCAAGAGCAAATGGTGGGCCTGTATCTGCTGGCGGCAGTTATTTAGTTGGGGAAAGAGGGCCAGAGCTTTTCACTCCTAGAAGTTCTGGTACAATTACGGCAAATGAAAAACTTGGTGGCAGTACAGTTAATAATATGATTACAGTGAATGTAGATGCCTCTGGAAGTTCAGTTGAAGCTGATGAAGGACAAGCAAATGCTTTTGGTGCGGCTCTAGGTGCTGCTATACAGGCAGAACTGATTGCTCAAAAACGTGCTGGAGGGCTTTTATCTAACGCATAATCATGGCAGCATTTCCAACTACAGTTAAACCTACTTATGGCATGACCAAGAGAAGTCAGCCAAACATTTCAACTATTCGTTTTGCAGATGGTTTTGAACAGCGACAATTAGTGGGCATTGCTGCACATCAAAATCCAAAAATTTATAATTTAACTTTTGCAAATATTACTGAAGCTCAAAGTGATGAGATTACATATTTTTTAAATGAACGTGCTTTAGATCAGGCATCTTTTACATTTACACCAGAGGGCGAAACATCTACAAAAACAGGGACATATAGCCAAAGTGGTACAACAATAACGGTTACTATAACTGCACATCAATTATTTGCAAATGATTCTATAAGTGTAGATTTCACATCTGGCAGTGCATCTGATGGCACATTTTCTGTTGTTTCTTTAACTGATGCAAATACTTTTGTAATTACTGCTGGAAGTAGTGCAACAACTTCTGGTAATGTTTCGGTCACAAAAACAGGAACATCAAATTTTGTCTGTCAAAGATGGCAAAAAACAATTACTTATAATGGTAGAGCTTCAATAAACGCAACATTCAGGGAGGTATTTGAACCATAATGGCAATACCAACAGAAGAACTACAAAAAGCAAATCCAAGTGCAAAGATAGAACTTTTTGAAATTCATTTAGTATCGGCATTACATGGAAGTTCTGATGTTAGCAGGTTTCATAATGGGATTAATATGAATACAACTGCTAATGTAGTTTTTCAAGGTAATACTTACACAAGAATCCCAATAGAGGCTAATGGTTTTGAATATTCGATTCAAAGGACAGCTTTACCAAGACCAACTGTAAGGATCAGTAACTTGGCCTCAACTGTCACAGCATTGATGACACAGGCTAATTTAACAACTCCCAAAAATGATTTAAATGGAGCGAAATTCAAAAGAATAACTACTTTATTAAAATTTATTGATAATGCAAATTTTGCATCTGGGACTAATCCTTTTGGGACACCAGCTAACAATACTTATGAAAACCATACTTTTTTCATAGATAGAAAAACTATTGAAAGTAAAGACTTTGTAGAATTTGAACTTGCAATGTCTTTGGACTTGCAAAATCGAAACGCACCTAAGAGAATAATTACAAGAAAAGATTTTCCTTCAGTTGGTACTTTCGCATGAATACTTGGCAAGAACAGGCATTACATCACGCAAAGGTTTCTTTACCAGATGAATCCTGTGGATTGGTGCTTGATATTGATGGCAAAGAACAATATTATCCTTGTAAAAATATTGCGGTAGAGGGTGTAAATTCTTTTACGATAGACCCCGAAGATTGGGTAGCAGCAGAAGAAACAGGAACTGTATTACATATATGTCATTCACACCCAAACGGAGATCTGACAGCCTCTGAAGAGGATATTAAAAATTGTGATTTTCTTGGTTTATCCTGGTTTATTTTTGATCCAGAAAATGATGAATGTATAGAACTCAAACCCAAAAAACATAAACCCATGCTTACAAAAGATAAATTTATTGATAGAGAAAAAACAGAATATGAACAAGGTTTAAGAAAAATAAAAGTTTATGGAAGGTTAGCGGAGTTAGTTGGTTGGCATGTTAATTATGCAGATGTAAAAAACATGAAAGATGTTTTTAAGTATTTAATTTGTAATTATCCAGAATTAGAACCCCATCTTCAGCAAAATATGTATAGGATTTCTGTTAATAATGATGTTTTAATAAATCAAGAAGATTTACTTGTAAAAAGCGAGGGAGAGATAAAAATAATTCCTATTGTTTCTGGTGCTTGGTTTTTTTTAGCAGCAGCATTTATTGGAGCAGGGGCAGCAACAGCAGGGGTTACGGCTGGTTTTTTTGCAACAAAGTTTGGAATAGCTCTTAGCACAGGTTTATTAACAACAGGTGTAACAATGGCAATAACTGGGGTTACAAATATGCTTTTCCCAGTACAGCAACCACAGATCGGAGATATTAGTGGTTTGAGTGAAACAGATGCAAGAGTAAATTATTCATTTAGTGGCATACAAAATGTTAGTAGGAGTGGAGTTTGCATGCCTTTGATTTTTGGAGAGGTTTTCTGCGGCTCTATAGTTGTTTCATCTGGAACCGACACTGCCCCAGTATTTAAGAGTTAATTATGGTTTTACCAAGCAATCTAGGAGCAAACAGTTTATCCAATACTGGATTAAATGAAATAAAACAGCTTGGGGCAACTGCTACCTCTTACTTTGACTCCACCATGAAAGATGGAGACATTGGTTCAAGGCAGTTTGTAACAGTGATTGATGTAATTGCAGACGGTCAGTTGGCTGGTTTTCCTTCTGCTATTGATGCTGGATTAACTCATGGGACTGTTGCTTATCGTATAGCAAGCCTTAAAGATGTATTTCTTAATGGAAATCAGATTCTCCAACAAAATGCAAGTAATACAGATCCAACTCCAAGTGATTTTAATTTTGGTACAAGTGAAGCAAATGCTCCGTCTTTCTTCTCAAAATTAGGAACAGCAGATCAAACAAAAATTTTAGGACTGACAGAAACAGAAAGAGATCGAAGCGTAGGGGTAACTGTAACAAAAGCACAATCTCAAACTGTTACTATTACTGATACTTCCACAGAGGGAGTAAGAGTTACTCTTGGTTTTCCAAGACTTCAAAAGATTGATGATGATGGCAACATATCTGGAACTACAGTTGAATATAATATTCAGGTAAAAGATCAGGCTGGTACATTATTAAAAAAAATTAATCCAGCAACTCTGTTAACAGGTTTGGATCGTGATATACATACTTCAGGAGGAAAACTTACTGGAAAAAGTACATCACCTTATTTTAAAGATCACATTATATTTTTTCCAGATGATATTGCTGCTTCTGATTTTCCAGTAACAGTAACCGTTGAAAGAGAAACAGCAGATAGCACAGATGTAACCATATCAGATACTTTTGAACTCACTTCGATTACAGAATTAATTTTTGAAAGTCCTACTTTTGCTAATACTGCTTATGCAGCTTTACGTTTTGATGCTGAAATCTTCAGATCCATTCCCCAGCGTATGTATAGGGTCAGAGGTCGTCTTGTAAAAATCCCACATAATGCAACGGTTAGATCAGATGGTTCTTTGTCATTTAGTGGTGATTTTAATGGAACTTTAAAAACTGCAAAAGAATATTGCAACGATCCAGCATGGGTGCTTTATGATCTCATTACAGAATCAAGGGCGGGCTTTGGTGATTTTATAACCGAAGATGAGGTTGATAAGTTTTCTTTTTATAATGCTTCTGTTTATAATTCAACTTTAATTGATAATGGACAGGGTGGAACTGGCCCTAGATTTAGTTGTAATATAGTTATTCAGCAATCCACTCAGGCATACACTCTCCTTAACAAGATTGCATCTATTATGAGGGCAAGTCTATTTTTTGAAGATTCTAAGATAACTCTTGTACAAGATAGACCGACAACAAGTTCATATTTCTTTTCTTATGCAAATGTGAAAGAAGGTGGATTTGTTTATACAGGAGCAAGCCAAAGAACAAAAGATACAGTTATAAATGTGAAATATTTTAATAATGAAAGTAGATCTTATGATTATGTAACTGTTGAAGATACTTCCGCAAATCAGTCAAAATTTGGAGTTGTTGTAAAAAATATTGAGGCGGTAGGTTGTAGCGATCTAGCACAAGCTAGAAGAATGGGGTTATGGCATCTTTACACACAGAACAATGAGACAGAAACAGTTGCATTTACAACAGATGCCTCTGCTGGGTCTTTGATAAGACCTTCACAAATTATTACCATACAAGACCCTGTTCGCAGTGGCTTTAGACGTTCTGGAAGGATTGCAGCAGCAACCACAACTCAGATAACTATAGATAATACTCAAGATTTACCAACAAGCCCTATAACAGGAGATCAACTCTCAGTAATCCTCACAGATGGCAGTTTAGAGACTAAGACAATCTCAACTATCAGTGGAAATGTAATTACTGTTGATAGTGCTTATACTTCAGCACCACAAACTAATAGTGTTTGGTTATTTGTAAGAGCAACGAAAGAAACAGAAGATTTTAGGGTTTTATCTGTAAAGGAGGAAAATAATGAATATACAATCACAGCAATGTTTCATAATTCTGATAAATATGCCTTTGTTGAAGATGGGGCGGCAATAACAACACCTGTAATAACAAATCTTATCGAACCCAAACCAGCACCAAGTAACCTTTCTGCACAGGAATTGATTGTTGTTCTTGGTGATAGAGCCGTAAGTAAAATTATTCTTAGCTGGCAACCTGAAGCTGGTGTCACTGAATACTCTGTCAAATATCAATTTAATAATGGTAATGTCATTACAAATATCGTTACAAGCCCAACATTTGAATTATTTGATAGTGAACTTGGAACATATACTTTTGAAGTTTTTAGTTATAACGCATTAAGAGTTCCCAGTATTGAACCAACAAGTTTAACTTTTATTGCTGAAGGAAAAACAGCAGTCCCTGAAGATGTACAGAATGTAAGAATTGAACCTTTATCAGATGAATTTGTAAGATTGCGTTTTGATAAATCAACATCTGTTGACGTTACCCACGGTGGAAACGTGGTAATCCGTAGTTCAAATTTGACATCTGGTGCAACTTTTACAAATGCCGTTGATGTTTTACCAGAACTTTCTGGTAATGTCAGCGAGTCGATTGTTCCGAATATTGTTAATGGAACATATCTTTTAAAGTTTAAAGATGATGGTGGCCGCTTAAGTGCTGGTGATGCTTCTGTGACAATGCTTCAAACAGTACCAAATACATTGCCAAAACTTACAGTTTTAGAAGATAGAGAAGATACAGATTCACCACCTTTTGCTGGTACAAAAGTTGACTGTTTCTTTTCTGATGATGTAAATGGTCTTGTTCTTGGTTCACTCGTAACACTGGATGATGAACCAGATTTTGACAGTATTGCAGATTTTGACTTTATTGGTGCTGTAGATATAACAGGTGGATCTTATGAGTTTGCAAATACTTTAGATTTGGGAGGAAAGCAACCGTTAAGATTACGCAGACATTTTGTGACGCAGGGTTTTTATCCTAATGACCTAATTGATAGAAGAACAGCAAATATTGATACCTGGACTGATTTTGACGCAGCCACCGCATTCAATGTAGGAGCTTCTTTGCTAGTAGCAACCACAGATTTAGACCCTGATTTATCGGTTTCAGCCACCTACGGACAGAGTGCCACTACTATCACTATCACAAAAAGTTCGCATGGATATTCTGTTGGTGATTTTGTTGTAATAGATTTTGCTGCTGGTGGTGCTACTGATGGGAACTATGAAATACAGACAGTTCCAGATGCAAATACTTTCACCGTCACCTCCGCCACAAGTGCAACCATATCAAGCGGAACATCATGCACCTATGGAGCAAACTTCAGCCAATTTAATCCTTTTGTAAATGGAACTTATGTTGCCAGAGGATTTAAATTCAGATGTGAAATGGATTCAGACGACCCAGCACAATCAATAGAAATAGATCAATTAGGTTATACAGCAGAACTGGAAAGCAGAACAGAAACAAGCCTTGGTAATGCAGGAGCATCTGCTGGTGGTTTTATAGCTTCTGGAACATCCACAAAATCAGTCGTTTTCAGTAACAGTTTCTTTACGGGGCAGTCTGGCACAAGCATTGCAGCAAATTCAGTTTTGCCATCAATAGGAATAACTATTGAAAACGGACAGTCAGGGGATTTCTTTGCATTGTCAAATATTAGTTCTACAGGTTTTGATATTGATGTAAAGAACGGATCAAGTCATGTAAATAGAAATTTCAAATATGCTGCCACAGGATTTGGGCGTGGTAGTTAATTTTAAAGTAGGATATACTTAGATAAAAAAATAGGTTAGACAATGAGCCAGCACGATATGATAATCGACAACTCCACGGGAGCCAACGTGAGAGCAGACATCAATAATGCACTAGGAGCAATAGCAACAAATAATTCTGGATCATCTGCACCATCTACAAACTACGCAAGTCAATTTTTTGCTAATACCACATCAGGTATTATGCAGCTTAGGAATACTGCTAATAATGCTCATATAAATTTATTTACCCTTGCTGGTGGCCCAGCTTTTGCTGTTGATGGAACTATAAACTCAGTAAATATTGGTAAAGGTGCAAACTCTGTTGCTGGTAACACTGTTCTTGGAGAAAGTGCTTTAGATGCTTCTGTTTCTGGTGGCAGTAATACTGCTATTGGTAAAAATGCTCTTACAGCTAATACTTCTGGGGCATCAAATACAGCAATTGGAATAAATACTTTAGCTGCAAATACAACAGCGAGTTTTAATACTGCTGTGGGTAAAGATGCACTAAAGTTGGCTACGGCTGGTGATAACGTTGCTGTAGGTGCAATGGCTCTAGATGCCATGACCTCAGGAACTCGGAATGTAGCTGTAGGTGATAACGGATTGGGTGCTACAACAACTGGTTCTCACAATACTGCACTAGGTGGCAATAATATGCAAGCCAACACAACAGGTGCTTACAATGTTTCTGTTGGTTCTGGTGCATTAACAGCGAACACAACAGCATCAAACAACACAGCTATTGGATATCAAGCATTAACGGCAAACACAACTGGAACTGATAATACCGCTTTAGGTTCTGAATCATTAGATGCAAATACTACAGGAGGAGAGAATACTGCACTTGGAAGGACTACTTTAAGTAGCAATACTACAGGAAATTCGAATACTGCTGTTGGTAGAACTTGTATGTTTTCTAATACTACAGGAGATAATAATACTGCTATCGGTAGACAAGCGTTGGGAGCAAATACCGAGGCAGATAACAACACTGCAGTTGGATATCATGCTTTGCTATTAAACACAACTGGAACTCAATCAACTGCAATAGGTTCTGGTGCTTTAGGTGCAAATACGACAGGAAGTAATAACACTGCTATTGGATATAATTCATTAGATGCTAATACAACTGGAACTTTAAATTTAGCTGCTGGAAATGGATCTTTAGGACTTAACACAACTGGGGGTAATAATACAGCACTTGGAGTTTTTGCTTTAGATGCTAATACCACAGCAAGTAACAACACAGCCGTTGGTTATAACTCTTTAGGAGCAAACACAACTGGAGAAAGAAATTCAGCCGTTGGTATGCAATCTCTTTCTAATAATACAACTGGATCTAATAACGTAGCTATCGGTGTAAATAGCCTTTACACAGCTACTACTGCTGATAGCAATACGGCTTGCGGTGATGCGGCTTTGTTTGCAAACACAACTGGAGCAAATAATACTGCTATGGGTAGAAATGCATTATTCGCAAACACAACTGGAGAAAAAAACGTAGCTATTGGTGCTTTAGCGTTAGATGCTAACACGACAGCTAGTTTCAATACTGCAATAGGCTATGAAGCATTAGGAGTAAACACAACTGGACTATCAAACGTAGCGGTTGGACTTGATTCGCTAAAATCAAACACAACAGCAGGTAACAATACGGCTGTTGGAACAAACGCACTAAAAGTAAACACAACTGGAGCATTTAATACTTCGGTTGGATCTGGTGCGTTAGATGCAAATACAACAGCTAACAATAATTCTGCCTTTGGCTATTTTGCTTTAGGTTCTAATACTACAGGCACAGGTAATACTGCCTTGGGACAATCTGCGTTATATGGAAACACAACTGCCAATAATAATACCGCTGTAGGTAAAGATTGCTTGGTTAATAACACAACTGGAGCATCAAACACTGCTGTTGGTAAAGATGCCATGGGATCAAACACAACTGGGCATTCAAACACAGCAGTAGGTTTGGGTGCGTTAGATGCTATAACAACAACAAGTTATAATACTGCTATAGGTCGTGATGCTGGAGGTGCTAGCACTGGTTCTGAAAATACTTTTTTAGGACAACAAGCTGGAAATAGCTCTACAAGTGCATCGAATTGTATTCATATAGGATATAATTCTGGCAATTCAAATGAATCTAAAACTATAACTATAGGTACAGATATAACAAGTTTTGGTTCAACTCATGTTACTTTAGGAACTAATTCCGATGGACGTGTATATGTTGATTTTAGTGCAAACGCAAGCTGGGCTAGAAGTTCAGATGAAAGAAAGAAAAAAGATATTACTACAAATAATGACTGCGGACTAAATTTCATAAATGATTTAAGAACAGTTACTTACAAATGGAAAGCACCTTCTGAACTTCCAGAGACATTTGTAGGATACGACTCAAATATAACTGAAGCATCATATAAAAATAAAATGTATGGATTTATTGCACAAGAAGTAAAAGAAGCACTGGACAAGCACAATATTACTGATTTTGCTGGTTGGAATGAAGGCAAAGATGGTGAGCAAGGTATATCATATGAAATGTTTGTTATGCCACTTGTAAAAGCAGTACAAGAGTTATCCGCAAAAGTCACAGCCCTCGAAGCAGGGTAAACTGTAAACAACTACTTTTTTTATTATGGAAGAAAGAACCGCAGATGAAATTGCAGCAATCTTCTCTGCTGCTGGCGATAGCGTAACTGTTATCGGTACGGCTCAAGAAACAGATGAAACTGATGCTGATTTTAAAGACAAAATCAAACGTAATGTAGAACACCTTGAGATTATCAAGGCTTATACAAAAACTGATGGTACAACATCTATCTGGACATCAGAAGATTTTACGGCTATTGACGCTGCTATCACTGCTGGTAAAAAACTCTACTAAATTATGAACTTACAAGAAAGATTACAACAGCTTGCTCAACAAAGAGAGCAATTATGGATTGCTTTGCATGAAACTAACGGGGCGATGAAGATTTTGGAACAGCAGATCCTTGAGACTCAAGCTGAACCCGAATCAAACCCCCAATCAGATAAAGTGGTGCAAGACCAACAATTAAAAACAGCACCATCAGAGAAATAGGTGCTAATGCCCTAGTAAATGCTTCTTTCCACATATGTATAGAAAAATTCTTGATTCTTTAATCATCTTATCTACTGTCCTTGTTTTGGGAATACTAGGTGGTGGGTTTTTTACATTTAAATATGTGACCTCTGAACAATTCAAGAATAAATTAATGAATGAAGTATTGGGTAATGTGCAGGGATTGATGCCAAAGATGTTAGATAATAACCTCCCAGACTTAACAGGGCCATCAATGCAACTGCCATCTAAATCCAAGATTTAAGTGGAAATACAAGAAATATATATTCCTGATATATCTATTCCAGTAATTAATGATCCACAGATAACAATACAACCATCATTTCCACAAGTACCCACTTTTGGTTGCACCTCCACTCATAGAGATACAAAAAATACAGGTAATTTTAATCTTATATTTGATGATCCAAGCGGTACAAGTACAAGCTGCCCTTATCCAACTTTTGTTCCCCAGAACTATCAGCCAGATCAGTTGATAATAGTGGAAGAAAGTCTGCCCTCCATAGATTCACCACCATTACCAAAATCACAGTCAACTGAAGTACCACCAATAAAAAAGAAAAAGGAGGATAATATTTTGCCACCCTGCCCTGGTAAATCAAATCAGCGAGTTGGAGATTTTCGTAACGAAAAAAGATTAGAACGTGTCATTGGACATAAAAGAGGCGATGATGGGATTGAATGTATAACACTTTATGAGGATGTCCCGTTTAAGGATCAGTACATTCCAGAAGTTTCTAGCATTGTATCTACTGCTGTTATTGGCTTGGTCGCTGCCAGTTCTCCACTTTTACTTAATATCATCAAACCATTAGTTAAGAATATCGTTAAAAAGCTTACAAAGAAAAAAGATAAGGTAGAATAGATATTAAGCAACCAGACTCATTATCAAGTTGTTAACTCAACCTCTGCTCTGTTGAAGCGTCAGTTGCTTTTTTAGACAAGTCTTACCACAGCCCGTGACTTGTCTTATTTTTTTGCGATGGCTAATATTAAAGTGGTGGTCATAAACCGACTCCTCACACACACTTCAAAGTAGGTAGGTTTTCTTTGTTTTCCTATCTACTTTTTTTATTCTATCTTGTGGGTGTGAGGTATTACCTGATTAGGGGGGATTGTAACCTTTATCCCTTCACAACTAACGGCATAATCACCAACGAACTGAACACCAAGCTTTGCCTGTTCCCCACATATTTTGAGCCGATACAAGGCCATCTCCATTTTGGTTTTTTCTATCAATAATTCCTGTGCCTTGATATTAACGCTTGCTGCCTTCTGGCATAGATCCTGACCCTTACCAAGTGGAATATTGAACTGCATACTGATTCCATAATTTAAATTATAATTATCCTTTTCAAACCGTGGTGTCTCCTGTACATACTTGATCTCTCCAGTATCCTCGTCATAGATATTCTGTTTTGTAACGGTTTCAATAGGGCGGTTAAAGCTCCACGCATCGGTCATATAAGGGGTGATCGTCAATGAAGGGCTTGAGCATATAATCCCCTGTGAATACTTGTTAGTGGGTACTCCCGATGGGGTTATCATGGTGGCATTATTGTTCACTACCCCTTGTGCTGTACTGTTCGGAGATGCCACGGTAGTACTAGCCAAAACCCTTGCAGGGCAAAGGATTACAAGAATTACTGACCAAAGGTAGTTTCGATTTGAGTTGTTTGTGTTGTGGTGATTGTCCTTGTGATATTTGTTATCGTGTCGAGGCCTGGGGAAATTACAGATTCGACTAAACTGAAGGATTGACCAGGGGTTGAGATTTTCCATCTTGGGGTTGATTGGATGTCAGGTGATTGCCATTGAAAATTTACGTTATTAATAGTCTGCACATCTTCTTTGGTTGCAGCAGGGTTAATGTAACCATCTGTAT